ACGGTCAGATGCTTCACTCAGGTCGAGCGTAGCAAAGAGCCCTGTAAGGGACGCTTTCCGGGCCAGCAATTGGTTCCGGGTCTGATCTGCGAATCCAAGCACCTCAGCGAGGTGGGATTTGGATACGTACTCGTAGATCTCCCGCTTGAGTCCCTGCTGTGCATACTGCATAGTAGAGGGCTCAATTGCGATAATACGAGGTGTTGACTGCGTTTTTGGCACAGTCACTACCCTAACGGGTAGCTCTTGATCGGTGGACACAGGGCATGGGTGAACAGACGTAGGGAGATTCTCCCTGTAACGCCAAGAGGGGAAAACCCCTTCTAGCCGGTCTGTCCAGTAATCAAACTGCCAGCGCTGAGGATGATCGAGGCGATCAGCTACAGCACCGGGCCCATGCCTCGGGACTAGTTCAAAAGAGGCGATCTTACGATCGAGCTCATTGAACATGTCACCGAACCACTCGAGAACGACCTTGTCAAAGGTCTCCCACTGATCCGCGGTAACGCGGTCAAGTGCGGTCTCGAGCAGACTGTCGGTCTGGACAAAACCATCGATCGCCTTCTTCTCCCTCGCGGGAGTCGTCGGGCGCGAGATTTTGTGCGTCAGGTAGCACACCTGACGCACGGCCCAGATGCTATTCGCATCCGGGTCGTCCAAGATACGGCCATCTGCATCGAAGATACGCGTGAGGAAACCTCGCAGAAATGCGGGGAGCCCTCGATGGTGTTTGAAGCCATTCAGACGCGGCCAAACTCCGTCAGATAACCCTCTCTCGAGGGTCTTGGCGAAGTTCGGAAGGACGATCGTCAAAAACGATTCGCCCTCATCTTCTACCCTTAGCGCGAGCCTTTCGGCGTCGCGCTTGGTGTCGACCGAGCAATAGCGCCCTGCGTCAAGCAGGACGGCTTGGTGGAGAGTTGCCAGGCTTTTCATGTCTCCCTTTATGGGTAGGCATCCAGCCTAGAACTCGAGATTCACGACCGGCGAGTTGCCACAATCGCGAAGGCACTGATACTGATCGAGATCAGAACAGTGACGCCGACGATGATGAGCGCCTCAAGACCGGTCAACGCTCACCACCGAGAACCTTGTTGAGGTTCGCGTTGGTGGAGGCCGTCAGCCAAGAGCTGAGGCCAGCGAACGCCGCGGCGATCTCCGCCTTGGTGAAGCCCGAGGGCGGAACCTTGAAGGAGATCGTGACTGCGTCATCAACGCGCTGGTTGATCGCCGTCAGGGGATCAGCAGCGATCTTCGTCGTCGTCAGGGACACCGTAGCCCGACGCGTGCCCGTTCCCTTTTCCACCCGCTGGGTGACATAAAGGGTAAGGCCGTTGTCGGTATCGGTGTAAACACCTGTCGACGCCGTCAGATCAGTCTGAGCGAGCGTACGAGCGTTAGACGAAATGGTAATCGTCTGGGGATCTGCGAGCACTAGGCCCTCCAATGTGTGGGTGGTGATTGTTGTGTAGATTACCGCCCGACCTTTGTGAGGCCGAGGGCAGCCAGAATTGCGAGTTGCGACTCATTGAGCGCATCCGCACCTCCAGCAGTGAATCCGTAGGGATTCGCGCGCACACGTTGCTTAACAGTAGTCCTCAGAACGCCGCCCCACTCACGTGGGCCGACATAACTGTACCGAGCCTGAGCAGAATCAATCTGCGCAGACACGAACACAGTTCTCTGAGTACGCTGCATGGCATACGCGAACACGGAGTGAACTCGATCGTCCACCGCCAAAAGGTTGGCGGCGATGGAATCTCCG